AAGGATGGTGATCAAATTGAGGCGTTTGGACCCTCGATTAATATCAATTTTAAAGTTCAAGTTAAACAGTTGAACCGTATCGATAATCTTGATGCCTGCATTATCCAGGATATAAGGCGTATGCCTAATGCTCCGGATATTGCAAAGTATTTTGTGAAGGAAGAAGATCTTTCTTTCATATCGAAGTGTAATGGAGAATTAATTACACGAATGTGTACGAGAAAACAGGATGCATACCTCGTATATCCAACCCCCATTGTATCATTGGATATAGTACCCCGTCTTAAACAACATCTTGTAGACGGAGAAATGTATGTAGTTCGACAAGGTTGGGAACACACAGCACCAACTCAAACAGGTGACTGTGGAGCAGTGTTAATGGCGTATGGTTCAAGATATGTTAGGAAGCTGCTTGGTATTCACGTAAGTGGATACGGTGGTGGTCGGACAGGTGGAATTTGTGTTTTGGTTACTCAAGAACAGATTTATGCACATCTTTCGGAATATGCAACGGATTGTTTAGAACCACAAAAAGGTCTTATTGTTGATGAAGACGAGTGTGGAGTGGTTCCGGATGGATACTATATATATGGTAAAGTTCGTGATGATGCGGCAGTGTGGTTTCCAGCCAAGACTGATATAATACCGTCAGTACTTTTTGATAAAGTTAGGAAACACACAACAGAACCAAGTGTGCTTAGTGCTAAGGATCCCCGGCCAGAACCTGGTTGTAATGTTTGGAGTGGGTTAGAGAAATATACCGAACAGACTGAACCATTTGATCCAGCCCTATTGGATGTTTGTGAGGATTATATCCATAGTGAACATCTTGCTATGATGCGACCCCTTCGACCAAGTCTTCATGTTTTAGATTTAGAAGTCGCGATTAATGGATACCCTATGGATGGGTATAAAGCTATGGATATGACAACATCACCTGGATATCCGTGGAAACTGCATAAACCATCAAATGCAGGAAAGGGTAAGAAATACCTTTTTGAAAATGATGGCACTGATCAAGAACCTCATTACAGTGCTAAACCTGAGTTATTGAAATCTATAATTGATGATTTCAAAAAGATGCTGAAGGGCATCATTCCTTTATGGATTTGGGTGCATTGTCTTAAAGATGAGCGTCGTAAACTGAAGAAGATCTTAAAAGCAATGACTAGATTCTTCACGATGGCACCCGTACAGCTTTCGGTTTTGACGCGTTTATTTACAATCGATTTTGTGGCGGCCTATCTTAACGCACACAATAGAGGATATTCAGCAGTGGGTATAGATAATCAATCACCAGAGTGGACTGAACTCTTTAACTATCTTATAAAAGTTGGCCGCAATGC